GCGCACACCAACGCGAAAAACGAGCGCAAATAAAAGCAAAATTATTCTGCAACTCGTTGGGGAGAACTGGAGCGAGTCGAGTTAATTTCGTCATTAGCTTCAAGTGTAGTGGACTTCCTTGCGCGTGAGAACGATTTAGCATCACTGGATCCCATCCATGAGCTTCCCAAGTCGATTTCCATATGTTCGCACAGGCAAATTGTTCGTCCTGTGGACGCAACTGCACACTCTCGTAATATGAATAGATTTTTGGTTTCATTAGTATGCCTTAATTCCTACGTTGAATACTGGAACACCCAAATCAATGTGTGGTTGATGACCTGCTTCCATTGCCTTTTTGCAGAATGAAATATCGTCAGGGTAAAATGGCCCATGTTTGATATCAGGGAACTTTTTCTTGATATCTTGAAACACCCGACGATGAATCAACAAGCATCCACTACCAACCCAGTCAACTGCCTCTACGGAATCCGTGCAGACTCTTGCTTTTTTGCCTAAATCGGTTTTTGAACAGTCTATTGATGCATCGTCCAAGTTAGAGAAGTACGCTCCACCAACCAATGACTTTCCTGCACCGATTAGACGATGCACAATGTGCTTCTGTAGGTGCGAATCGTGGATATTTCGAGCAGCACCAATTGTTGCCTTGGCCCATTGCGGCCTGCCAATGGATGGGATGATATTATTGTCCAACAACAGCAACCATTTTGCGTCCGTGGCTAGGAATTTCTCCGCAAGGTCATTTCTTGACTTGTAAAAGTTGTTTTCGTCGCTAGAAACGTCAAATCGGATCTTATCCCGTCCGAAATCAAGCGCAATGTTAATTAAAGCGAGTGTAGTGATAGGATTTGTGGCTTTATTGGCCGAAAAACCAACGAAAATGTCCCTTCCTGCGAACTCTGCACGATACGATGGCAATCCTTCACTTGTTCGGGATTCTACAATATTTGACTGTAAAGTATCGTTAAACTGTACTTTTTCGGCAACATCTTCGATAATTGGTTGTTTAATTTCCTCTGGATTTGGTAATTCCATCTTTTCCAGCACCTTTGGAACTGGTTTACGTCTGCGTTTAGGTTTTCGGTCTAATTTGATCATAGGTTCGTCGAGATGTGAAAAATCTCGTTGTTGTTTATTTATGTTTGGTTGCGGTTGTGGTTTCTGAACTTGTCCCTGTCTTGCAAATGGATCAAAAGAATCCAATGCGTTCATAGTTATCTTCTCATCAGGAGTAACTTTTGGTTCCATAGATATAATGTGGCTTTAACTATACTAAGTTATGTATGCTTTTGTGTATAACTTTAGTATACTTTAACCACCTAGTGCTTCATCAAGCCCAAGATCAATGGCATCCATCGAATTCATCTTTAATCGGTCATTGAGGCTAGATTTGATGCTATGCTGACCAGTGATGGTCTGTTTTGGCATTTTACCAGCACCTTTTAGCTTGTTGTTCTCTTCTCGCAAAGACTTTAATTCTGCCATGTATTTGGACTTACCTTCTTGCTCAACCCGTAGTTGCTCAGTAAGGACGTGAGAGAACACTGCTGCTGCCGCTACGTTGGCCCGTTCTTGAGCGTTGGTAGGCCACAGAGCAGAGTTAAACTTTTCAGCAAGGGATTGCACCTGTGCGTTGTGTCGCTGCACCTGTTCTAGCTTCTCTGGAGTTGCATCTTTTGGTGCTTCTGCAAATCTTGCCCAAGGAAGTTCCTTGGTGATGGAATCGATATGTTGGTCGATTTGCTCAACCTCTTTGTGATACCATTGCCCTTTCTCCTGCTCACGTTGAGCAAGAATCTGCTCCGCATTTTGTGCAGCATTTTCAATCTCTTGTTCTTGCTTCTCTTTGAGATCAACAACATCAACGAGGTTGCGCTTTAGACGCTCCGAATCAGTAAGTGGCAACTTGTCGATTGCGTTGTTCTTCCACCATGATTGATCGACTGCGTCTGGCCCACCCGCTTTTTCAATAGATTCAATCACATCTTCACTCGCTCCGTTTTTTCGGAGGATATTGTAGATGTTCTCTTTGGCAGACTGAATCGGTTGATTGTATTTCGACTGGAACTCTGGATCATTCTTAATGTCGAAGATTGCACGGAATTTCTTCAATTCATCGTAGTCATCAGGTGCTTTAAACTCCTGCTGACGCGATTCCATCTCCACAACACGTTGACGCAGTTGCTCTGCTTCCTCCGCTTGCTTCTTGTATGTGCTTGCTGTTTCTTGCAACTTGCGCCAGTTAGAACGATTAACCTCCGAAAGATTGCGAGGTTGCTCAATTGACGCAATTTCTGGATCCAGTTCGACCTCTGGAGTTACAGGTGCTTCTGTAGTTTCGGTTGGTTCCGTGGACTCAGTAACCTCTTGCGTTTCCTCAATTGGTTCGATTTCCTCAGTTTCGCTTGATTCAGGTTCCTCTGCGAACACTGGCTCAACCCCACTCAATGCATCGTCTAGCAATGCATCGATATGCGATTCCGTTGATTCATCGATTGGATCAGCGTCCAATGATGGGTTTCCGTATCCAGTAACACTGGATTCTGCTTTTTCGTTTTCGTTTTCCATAGATTTATTTGTTTATGTTAATTAAATACCACTGATTTGCATTGCTGGCTCAGTGGTCAAGCCTCTGTAGGTTTCCTACCATTGGTAGACAACAAATTCATTACTTCATCGACTTCTTTCCGCTGCATCTCCATTTTTTCCGACTTAGGTTGTTAGGTGTATTGGGATCATTTTGTTTTTCTTCAGATAACCCTTTTTTAATTCCATAACTTCTCGCGCAATAACTTGATCCTTTTTTAGTGCCGGGTCGAATTCGATCCTTACCATCCTTAGCTTTTCCAGCTTGCCCGTATTCAACTGTCCGTGTGCGTCCAGTTGCTTTGTTAGTGATTGTTTTGCTGAATCTTGGTTTGATTTCTGCCATATAATTTGACGTAAATACTAGGTGCTTTTTCCGTCACATGGACGTGAAATTTCCCGCGCTAGGATCAGCGTTATCATTTGAAGAATTTACGCAATCTTCGATTTCTCGCAATGCCATTTCAAAACCTTGCTTCAACATTGCTTGCATTGCAACTCCTTCTACGGAACATTCCGTTATGAATGGAATTCGGCTGCGTAAATATAAACGCAATTGATTTCCTGTTTTCTTATCGTAGTCACGCAGACGTGATGCGTCAGATTCTTCCCATTTCATATTTATTTATTAATATATTTTATTCCATCATCGACTTAACTTTAGATTTAACTTTGCGGTAAACCTTTTTGCCAGCGGCAACGAGTTCCTCTGGGGAAACGATGCCTTGGTCACTCATGCCCTGTTTTTTAATGCGATCATAATTTGCTTTTTCTTTTGCGGCATCTTCTGCTTTCTTTTCCATTTCCATTTCGGATTCGGAAAGAAGATCTTCAACTTCCATTTCTTTGTCTTTAGGAGTTGGAAGAGGTTCGGATTTTAATAATTTAGGAGAAATAGAACCAGAACTCATTGATTTCCCTGCTCGTTTCATTCCATATCTTGATGGTTCTAGAATTTCTCCCATCGCTTTAACGTCTTTTTCTTCAGATTCTGACAATGATCCCATTCCTGTGAATTTAGAATTTGTTGCTTTAGCTTCTTTTCCTTTTGAAGCAAGTTGGCTGATGATTTTGGCTCGGTCTGGCATAATATTATCCTGCTGTTACTGGTTTAGGTGGTGCAGCAATTTGACTTACTGCGTTAGTTTGTGAGGGATTCGATGTTCCAACTGCTTCACCAATGGCAGTGGCCTGTGCAGTCGATGGTCTACGTCCACCTCCTCCACCTCCACCGCCTGCTGCTGCTGGAAATAAATCACCCTCTGAAATTGGTGCTTGCCCTGCTGTAAGGTACTTAATCGCTTCAGAGACTGCTCGCTTATATTCGGCAATCTGCTTTTTATCTGCACCCTTTGCTTCAGCGTTCTGGACGTGCGTGATAAAGTGCTGGACTGCCGATTGTAGGGGTTTAACCATCTCTGGAGGCATCGACCCTGCTGGAGCGGAAGAAATAAGCGGAAATAGCTTCTCCATGATGGTCTCGATGTGCATGATATCATTGTCCCGTGGAGACACTGGAATGTCCTCACCAGAGATAATACTCTGAAGTTCGATAATTTGCTGACGAGTTGCCTCGATTGCCACTGCTTCAACCTGATCTTTCGGAAGGATAACTTGGTTGGCAATAGATTCACCCACTTTTCGACTCCAATCGAGTTTCATTAGCTCATCTTGGTTTATTTGTGGGTTTCCAGTGTAGCGTTGGATCAGCAAATCAAGAATTGCAGCATCTTGACCCTCGGTTTGTGGGAGAAGTTCCTCTGCTGGAGAGAATGCCATCAATAAAATGTCGCTAGGAGGCAAATTGCGCTCCAACATGGACAAAACGCACGAAACCGCCTCTTCATCGAGGTGTCTAGGGATCTCAAATGGAACTAGGAACGATGGAATCTCGGATTGTGCCTGTTCAAAAGCCTCTACAACCTCTTTTTTGGCCCACATTGCGTTGGGATTCTGAAGACGAGCGAAATCAATCTGTGTTTTTAGCTCAGATGCAGCTTTAACGTGTTCTGGGTGACAGATTCCACGTTGCATACGTTCGACTGCCTTGGAATATTGCTTTACCCAACGCATTAGGATGCCTTCTCGGATCTGGTTTTCAACAGCAGCAATGCGATTAACCTCGGATGCGGTCTTATCTCCACCCGTGATGTTCATCACAGAGGATGGAAGGAATGTTCCCATCTGGATCTCAGCCAATCCAGACATAAATTGATCGAGTTTAATGAAATCTTCAACGTCAGCGGGAATTGCAGACTGAACTACGTCATAACCTTCAGCCACATATGCTACGGGATGCATTACTTGAAGCGGAGGAATGCCTGTTTTAGCGGTTGGGCCTTTCTTCAGTAATAGCATCCCGCGCAAGTATGAGTTATCGACAATGAGATTTCTCGCCTTGTCGATAGCAATATGCGTGTTATACAAGTCACGTCCTGCTCCACGGGAGGACATCAATGCACCAGACCCAATCTCGATAGAGAATAGCGCGATTGTATCCGACATTCTGTTGTATCTATCCAATTGAGTACAGATTTCATCTCCGCTCTTGTCATCGAAAAGATAACGCGAAATCTTGCCAGTTGGTTCCTTGATGAGTAACTCACCTAGCTCGACGTATTTTGCATCGTTTTCGTAAGATGCACCATAGGATCCTTCGCGCAGCCAGTCCTCATAGCGTCGAGCGTCATCGTCAGAATCGAGCGTTCTGCCAGCGGGGGTTGCGTTGTTGATTGCTTTTACCAAGTTGTTAATATGCCAACCTGCAAGTGCGGAAAGTCTTGGTTGTTCCAACACTGGAAGCAATTCGGCGATTTGGTATCGACGCTTCCTCGCCCAAATCGGCGTTGAATCCGCTTCTTGTGGGGTTTCAATTGAGAAAAACGTATAATCTTGGCGCAGGAACTCTGGTTTCCAATCACGAACATCATCCCAACACACTCCACAAAAGCCAAATGTCGTGTTCTCATGCGTGACTTGAGCTACTAGATCATCGTGACCCTTCCATCCACGGATGCATTTTGTGATTTCTTCGCGGAAAATCTTTGTTTTGTTTTCCTCGCTGACTCCCTCTAGTGGATATTTTGAATAGGTAAGTGTAGGTGACTGCTCAATTACTTGTTTAAATGGTGGTTGTAAACGACTAACCATCGTAGACAGAAACCCAGTTGGGCGATTACTGCGCCAATTCTGACCCATACTTTCCAGTTTTTTCGCACTATACGGAGGTTCATTATTTAGCTTCTTCTGAATAAGTTGGTTTTTGCGGTTTCTTTCTACATTCTGTTGCTTTAACCTACGATATGCAGAATGCGCTTGCTGGCAGTCTTTAAACGTCCGTTTAACCTGCAATGTGTCAGGGTTAACAACGTTACCAGTGGCGTTATCATCCACAATCTCCAATTCAGAAATCCTCTGCTTATCAGAGTTTTTCATGATCCTTGCAGCTTTCGATGCGTAGACGTTGGTGACTTCTGCTGGAATTGGTTTGGTGATATCTGCCATATTATTTGAGATTTAGCCAGCAATCTACTGGCAAATTGTCTGATGGGGAAATGCTGTCTCTGGACATGAAAACTGCGGACTTGTTGTCGTGACGTAGCAACAAGCAACCACCTAGTGCCTTGGATGTCTTGGTTTCTTTTGCCTGTCTAATGCTTGCACTTAACCTATCCGTTGCTTTCACGCAAGCACCGCAACCACTCTTCCACTGGACGTTCTGTTTGCAGTTAAGGCAAATTTTTGCGCGTTGCTCTGCCAACTCACTGGATACAAGTGCTATCTCTTTTGTAGAATTGATGACATTCTTAGCCCAGATCGTAATGTCATTGAGCAACTCTGTCTTTTGGCTAGGAGTATTCACGGATGTTACAACTACCATGTCAACGCCATGACAGAAATTAGGGTTCTTGGAACAGATGTACGAATTGACATCACCCTCCACGTCACCAACTGGCAAATGGTTTTCGGCACGGAAATTCGTGACAACCTGAAGAAGATTGTCATAGCTATGACCAGTGAGTTTTGCATCACCATCGTAGTAATGCCAACCCCCCGGTGGAATCATTCCAATTATCGGTTTTGCCATGAATTTTTGAGTTTTACGTCAGATTTTTAATGTTTGCAAGCAAATTCTTACTTATTTATCAAATTAATTGCTGAAATCAACGAATTCGTAGCTTTCAATTCCAGTATGCTTTTTCTGGAAAACAAACTTTTCAGGTTTGGGATCTGTCATCGTGGCAACAACTCCACCTCGTTGTCTCATAAGATAGACCAGCAGGGACAGGGAATCGAGTGCGTCAGGACTATTTTGACGAGTCCGTTTAACGAAGTCTCCTTTGCTCTCGACTCTCACAAGTCCCTGTCCCTGCTGTTTATACCTGCGCGAAGTCGCTTGTCGAACCAACTCCTCGGTACGGAAACTCGGTGAGATTTTCAGATACTCAAACTCTAAGTACTTAGCAAGCCCAAAAATCAGTTCTGTAACAACTCCAGAATACAATTCATTTGCTCGTTGTGTGTCATCTCCCAAGATATGGGTTTCGGAACTGGCCCATGAATAATTGACTCCCATGACTTCGCTTCCATAGAGTGATTTCAACGCATCGTGGATGCCTGCTCCGTTTCCAGTTCTATCAACGCACAACCAGTTCGCTCCGATCCTCATTTCCTTTGCGAAGCGGATGATCTCTGCGGTTTGTTCCAAGGTTGCCAGTTTCGGAAACTGCATTTGTGAATCCAGTTGCAAACACGTCTTGGGCTTTTTGAATTCGCGGAATTGTCCGTCCCTCGGAGTCCATCCATCACAGAGTCCGTATCGTCCGAATGAACACACAACCTGATCTCGACCTTCCAATGCCAAATCGAACGCCGCTAGAGGCACTACAGGCCCAATAAACCGCACGTTTCCCATTGCGTTATCCATCATCGATGGGGTGATGATTGCCATTGAGATGCCTTCCTGTGGGAAGAAACCTCTTGCCATTGTGTAGTATTCGGCAGTGCGTCCCTTACTTTCGTATGCCATGTAGCCCTCGTACGATTGGAAGCCGGGGAACACGATCTCCTTCTCCAGCACGTTTTCGCACTTTGCTGCATCCAGACGCAAGACGTGCCAACCTTCCCTACTCTCCCACTCGAAATCCTCCTCGCAGTCCACACTCTGCCAACCCCGCGCAGGTTCGCACCTCTTCCCAAACTCGCTATTTCTGTCCTTTGGGTTCGATGCACCGAAAATTTTGATGCGTCCCTTGGAATCCTTCGTGTCAGCAGCAGACAAGATGTTCTGCAAACCTTCCCAAACACCAGCGGGAACCTCTTCAGCTTCGTCTAGGACAACGTGTGTCCTACTCATCTGACCCCACTTGGGATCTGGCTTTTGCCTTGGGGAAGGGTGGAATCCGCGCAAAGTACCAGTTCCGCTATCACCTTTGGGAACGGCAACCAAGTGAATCCCGTTCTTGTCATCGTCATTGGCCTGAATCGACTTCACCAAGTCCTCGCTACCTTCGTACTCTGGACGCACCAATGCGGTTCGGTAGAAGTTTTTGATTGCAGCAAATACGTTTCTCTGAGCGTGTGCCTCAGTAAGCGATACCACTTTAATACAGGTGTACTCTGGGTCTCGCATCCAGTCTAGAAGGAACCACGCAGCAGCATTGAATGTCTTGCCCATTGCACCAGCACCCTGAACTAAAAGTTTGTCGTGTTCAAACAAGCACCTCCAAGTATCCGCTGCACTTTGCGGCCTCCAATCATAAACTCCAGAACCCCACAGAATCGTTGCTGCCGCTTCAAACTGATCGTGTTTCAACAGGTGTTGAACAAAGTTTAGAACAGTCTGTCTAGCTACCTTTTCATCTAGTGTAACCAATTTTTTCTGCGAATTCGTCAGATTTGTCAGTATGAATTGAGCGGCATAGACGATTCCGTTGATATCATCTTTCTCCGCTTCTGCTCTAATTCTGGTGGCAATGTTAATTGCCTGAAGCACCGATGGTGACTTGTTATTCATTCACTTTCCAACCATACATGAGATTGAACCAAGCAAACTCCCTCTCCCCCATCTTCTTTCTGCTTCTGAATACTTTTGCAAATCTATTCACGAACCATTTCTTGTAGTCACTAAACTCTTCCATGCTCCAGCTTTTTTTAGTGTACCAATCTTCTTGGTGGGTGAATTCTTTGTCGAATCCTTCAAACCCAACTCGCTTGAACATCTCGTCCAACGCTTCCATTATAAATGTATCTACTTTGCTCATAATTAATCCCAGTACAACTGCGTTCCAGTTAGTTTTCCAGTCATTAGTCTTTCCAAGACTGGCTCAACGTCCCACGGGTACAATCCCTTCTCATAGCAGGTTTGCATCCCAAAGTACTCGTTGAACTTGTCTGCATCTATTCCACTATTTTTCAATGCTTTATCTAGCACATCGAACTCAATATGATCAATCGGGTTCTCCGTGATCACAATTCCTAGTTGGTCTATGCGATTGTATTTCACTCTTCATCCTCCTCTTCATCCTCGTCATACATGGAATTCTCAATCAATTCGTGGATCTTGACCTGCAAGATTCCAATCATGCTGGCAAGCGGAAGATCGAACTCGGCAATGTAGGTATCAATCAGTTTATCAATTTTATTTTGTAGTTCCGTTATCTGGTCTGAGTCTTTCATGTTCCTCCTTTAGTTGGTGAATTTTACCATCCTTACTCCAAACTCGCACATTTCCTAACTCTTCAAACTGGAAGTCCCACTCCTCTTTTGAGATACGTCCGTGCATATAGTCCTCGTTTGATTTCCTCTGCGCTTCTTCTCTTGTCATGTCCAATGATCCAATGGACATCTCTCCGTGTCCATAACCAATTTTATCTCCATGTTGCACCCGCAAACACCACATTTTCCAGCACCATTGAATGCCGTTGGATCGTAGTGAACGCACTGGTTGCAGACAATCAAACGCTCCTCAATCTGCTCCTCGTTCCGAATAGGCATACCTGCACGGACGAATGCCGCTGCACTTTTTACGAAGCTAACCGCTTTCTGCGCTATGTTTGGCTCGTTCATTTCATTCCAAAGATACTCTTCAGTGCATCTACACTAGCACTGCTGCTGTGATATGATCTTGGTTCATCTTCCCCTTCCTCTTCCCCATCGTACATTGCAATATCCCAAGTCGTATCGAACAACTTCCGCAGTCCCTTCGCAGACATGGTCACGTTCCCACGTCCGTTGAACGATGGGTTCTTGTTGCTGTACACCTTCCAGAGTTCTTCCTTTGTCATACGTTTATCAATGCAATGTTGAATTCCGCTGCAAGCAGTGTTGTTGATTCATCTGTTGGATACGTCTCACGATAGACTATGCGTTTAATGCCGTAAGATGCAAGCGATTTCAGGCAGTTGTTACATGGCAGTGTTGTTGATGCCAGCAGATAGCACTCCAGTGGCTTAACATGACGCAAGGCATTCTGCTCTGCATGGACAACGTAATTCCTACGCTTTTCTCTGTCAGTCCAGTCCTCCTCCATGTGCGGTGGAAATCCGTTATACCCACACGCTGCAACAGTGTTGTCATGCCTCAACAACACAGCACCAACCTGCCTCCACGGGTCTTTGCTCTTCTTGGCAACCACTTCTGCTATCGATAATGCGTATTCGTCCCAGTTCATGATGTATGTATTTCTCCCATGTGATCTTCCAACCAGTAGACTGCCTGACCCGAATCCCGTACATCCTCTGGGAAGATGCACTCGTCCGAGATGATTCCGTTTAATTGTAGTGCGTTCATCACTTTAGTTGCGTTGAGCTTCTTGTATTCGATGTAATGTTCAAGTGTGTTCACTCGTCGAACCCTTTCAGTCCATCGTATACAACATACAGTATAATAGCTGCTAATACGATATAGCCGATAATATATCCCATATATGACACCTTATTGGCAGGACTCACACTCTGGATCATCTATGCGACACACCCGCTCCACCTTCACTCCATCCAAGTCATCATCGTCCTTCAACACAACTGGTTCCTCAACCACGTCTAGCTTATCTGCTCGCGCAATTGCTGCCTCGTTGGTGTAGCGTTTCTCTGGATACCTCTTCGACAGCTTCTCAACATTAGCTTCCATGCACTCGTTGATAGTCAAGCCTAGTTCATTCAACAGACCAGTGAGGTAGAACAGGATATCTCCTGCCTCTTCCCGCACGTTGTCGAAGTCTAATTGCTTCTGGTACACTGCGTGTTTCTTGACCGCATCTAGCAACTCACCCGCTTCCCCACTCACTCCCACTGCCATGTGGAGGATGGATGCCTGAAGAGGTGTTAGCTGGACAAGGATATCATGCCCCGGCTTGATTATGGACTGCACAAACTGCTCGTATGGTGTAGTTAATTTCATTTTGTATGTATGTTATAGTATGCCTTGCCGAAGCAACCTGATTCAGCTAGGTGGACTAACTTTCCCTCACTACCTATGCTTTCGTCAAGCATCTTTTTTGTGATCATCTGCGGATGCCCATCATGTGGCTCGATATCAACCCATTCAAAAATGCGAAGCACCCTTGCCGCTCGCAATGCGTTGGCAATGATTAGTGCAGGGTCATCCGTGTGCTGCAAACAATTGTAAATCCAGCACTCATCGAACCCCTCTTCTACCACGTCCTCCCCTCGCATCACCAGACATTCAACACCATGAGCATGGTATCGAGCGTAAGTCCATTGTGGATACTGGAGCGGATCCACTACCAATGCCCTTCCAAGTCCTTTTGCTTTTAACAGCATCGACGTTGGGCCACCACCTATGTCAATCACTGACTTGCCTGACAGACTAAACCCGTAGCCAACCTGATGCAGTCCCATGTATCGAGCGTAGACGTAGTGCTTCTGGTCTTCGTCGAACGTATTGCAACAATCGCCCCAGTAATTAGCCTCGAATGTGTAGTCGCTCATTCCAGTTCCTCCTTCAGCTTGCGATAGTGTGCAACTGCTTTGGGCCATTGGTCATGCCAACCTGATGACGCTACTAGTCGATCCGCGCAGTCCCTCCACTGGTCACGCTCCTTTATGGTTTGCAATAATCCTTCAGCTATTCTTTGTCTCTCAGGTGGATAATTCATCACCTCAACAAGTGCCGCGCATTTAGTTTCATCTATCATTCGATTTGTTTTCCTTTTGTTTGTGACAAATAGTGGGTAGTATTTGTCACGATTATTGTTGGTGATTGGATGGGTAAGTCATTGTCATTGCATCGATTCCGTTGCCATCAGCGTACCACCCTGCCCCGTTGTACACGTCTAGCACGTCTTGAAAGTACTTCTCGTACCTCGGTGCAACCTTCTCAAGCGTGAAGTTCTCCCCAAATGCACGGCAGTCCGCTGGTCTGATCCTATCAATGTTTTTGATAGCATCGACATAGTCACCCATCGTGCGGCATCGATACCCAGTGACCCCGTGCAGGTTATTCTCAGCGAAGGATCCCCAGTCGCTGGTGATGGTTGGGGTTCCGCTCAATAGGTTCTCGATCTGGACTCCACCGAATGGTTCGACGTATTGTGATGGTAGGAATGATGCCTTGGCTTTAGACATGAGTTCTTTGCGCTTAGGAACGTCAGCATAGCCCACATACTCAACGTGGGGTGGGAATGTATACCCTGCCTCGCATTGACCCGCTACAACCAGTTTCACTCCTGCTCTGCGCGTTGCATCGATTGCGATATCAACTCCCTTGCCAGAGTAAACCCTGCCCAAGTACAGGAAGTAATCCTCCTTCTTGTCATTGAAAGTAAAGTCATCGATATCGAAGTAGTTCGGGATCACCACACTATAGTTATCCTGCTGGCATCTTCCCACTGCACCCATACCGCAGAACGCATGGTAGATGGCATAGCTTTCCCAAACCTTCCACTTAGCCCAATGACCACCAGCGTACCCTATCCCCGGCTCAACTACGATCATATCATGTTGGTGTGCATCACATATCGGCCTGACTCCGCTGCCCCAAAATGGAAGAATAAAGTCATTCTTTTTCTTTCTAAAACCTACCTCCCGAATGGCATTGGCATAGAATGTTTGGTATGCATGGTCACCAGTGTCGAACTTGAAGAAAGTCTTGCGCCAGTCATGACTGCCATAGCTCTTAGCAAAGTCATCATTGGTCAGGACGCTGACGTGTTCCGTGCAACCCAGAAGACTGTCCTCATGACCATAGTGGATGACCTCATGGCCCCTGTTGGTCATCATCTTGCCAAATTTGACAACCTTCTGCGTGTAGGCACAGGCATTAAACTCTTTGCTTGTAACTGTGTGTGGAAGTCCTAGTGCGTGAAATCTCATTTTTGTTGTTTTCATTATGTACTACTGCTGTTATGTGAAGTTATTGGTTATTTTCCCTGTTCTTTAGCTTGTTGATCAAGGACTTCTGCTTGTTTACGTCACGTTGCAATTCATGGATGATTTGCCGTAATTCTCTAATCTCCTGCTTTTGTTGCTGGATTATACGCATCTCTGGTGTTATCTCATGCGCTTTCATAGGTTCTCTAGGATCTCGGTTAGTTTCGCTTTCATGTTGTTGACTTGTTTGAGTCTCTGGTAATCTTCCGCACTGACTTCATATGTTGAGTACCTATGCAGGCACTTCTGGTTATTGCAGTATCTCCGTCTCGAAAATCGATTGCCATGATCACGGCATTCCATAACGTGAGTTGTAGAACTGCATTTGGGGCATAATTTGACCATTTATTGATAAACCCTAGATATGGGGTATTTGAAAAAAGTTAACACAATATGGTGATTTTTATCGACAAGATTGCTGATTTTGTGGTTAAAATGCATTAGCAGATCGTTCGCTATCCCACATGATCCTCTCCAGTCGCTTCGATCCGCAGTTGCTTCTCCTCTGGTTCCCTACCCTCGATTAGCTCAATGGGTTCAGCACTACGATCACCGATTGTGAATGTGACGTTCAATGGTTTGGCATTCGTGTTCTCGATTTCGATTTTGTCTCCGTACTGACGTGCGTTCCACTTACCTAGTAGACGGATACGAGTGTCAATTCTGACCCTCTTCTCCTGAGCATCGAGCATAGGATCATCAGCTATGCGAATGCAGTCATCAGCGATTGCGTGAGTACCTATTTTGCGTGAGAGATGAGATTTATTGCGGAATTCTTCATTTGAGCATTCCCAACGCCATACTGTTGAGTAGTTTGGCATACCCTCTAGATTACAGATGGATGAGAGTGTTTGACCCATTGCGAGTCTCTCGCAGATTTCATCTCCGATAGCCTCGTCGTACTTCGGAGGTGTGCCTACTTTTCGTGATGGTTTAAAACTCATATGGTGATTGTGACTGCTTAGGTTTACGCTTGGGTAATCCTGATTTCGGTTCGTTGCTCTGCTTGAGTGCGGACTTTAACTTGCGAGAACGTGATTTCGACGCTTTCGGGGTTATCGTCCGGGATGAGTTTAGAGTATCTAACTTGGTCAATGAGAGGTTTGCAGCCTCCAGCAAGGTTATCGACATCGAGAGTCTTGGTTGAGAATCTCGTAATTCCGAGAGTGTACTGCGGATTGCACTTAGCAGTGCAGTCCTTGCTAGTTTCTTTTGCTTTGTGTACTTTGTCCAGTGAGCGTTTAGGAGCGTGTTTAACGAGGGTGTCAAGTAGCCGTCTAGATGGAGGTTTATAGTTGTCTGCATAGTAGTAGTGTCCGTCAGGAGCGAGGGTGTAGCCTTTCTCTTTGAGTTGTTCAGTTGTCCAGTTCATTGTTCGATTAGGTAATCTTCTGGTTTGGGATCCTGTTGTGCTTCGATTGTTTTGCCGCAGGTGTTGCACTTGCAGTTGCCGTGATCATCCACGTCCATGACGTTGTCGCAGCATTCTGGCACTTCGTCTTGTTCTGGTGGGTCATTCCAATAGTCGTTCATTGCGGGTATAGTTTTGAGTGATTGTGTGGGATTATACCTTATCTAGCTCAATCTTTCGACTTGGGAGTGCCATCTCCACCCCTTCCAAGATCCATGTGATTGCTTTCTTCTTGGTGATAGTATTGACAATCCACCATGTGCTTTGCAGGTGTACGATGTTTCTTTTTTACCTTTTTGATGCCATTGAACATCATCGAAATGAAAGAGAGTTTCATTTTCTCGTATGAAGTGCATTAAGTTCTTAAAATTGTATACTTTATTTGATGGTGAAACAAGCCTCCATATTTTTGAACATTGATTCATTGGCCCCTTTTGCGCTCGCGGATCTGTTTTTTTAAATTCTTCTAATTCTTGTTTGATTCTTTCTTTTTCCCAATCTGCGTGTGGTGTTTTTCTTGTAATTCGACCACTTAGTTTCTTGGAATTTATTTCTCCGATTCTTTTTTTTGTTTCATCTGAAAGTGGCTTGTGAACTAATTCTCCGCTTGCGTATCTTTTTTTAAGAGTTGCACCCGCTCTCTGTATTGATTCTTTTGAATTTGGTTTTCTTGTTCCAGAAGACCACTTTCTTTTTAATGAGATTGATAGTTTTTCAATTGCTTCTTTTGTCATAATTAGTTGTTCATTTAATTGGTAGAGTCTCGATTGGGTTGAGTGCGGATTGTGGTACGAAGTAGCAATCTGGATCTCCCTCTACAAAGTACTCGGCCTTCTTGCCATGCTCAGGATTGATCCAGCCTCGCAGGGTTGCCTTGAGTCCGCTAATTGTAACGAACACAAAGATGTAATCGTTGTTAGAGGAATCGTACAGAACAAGATGCCCGTTTGCGTGTTCAGTGGTGCGAACATCGATGGATGCACCTATGTCTGCTGCTTTGGTTATTTGCAGTGTGGACATCTGCGTTAGCCCTGTGAATTTACTTACGGCAATCTCCCCTAGTTCACCAAGGATGCTGTCTGCCAGTCTCTGTGTCATCTTGCGGTAGGATCGTCCACCATGATCGTGTCCCATGCGCTTGTTCTTGATGGCAACCAACTGCCGTACCGCACCCTTTGTTGCTGCTACCATGAAGTCTTCTGCTGTTAGTTCGATGATCATCGTGATTGCTGGATGAATTTGAGTGCGATTGCCATTAGCTCAGGATAGTCGCGTAATGACTCTAAAAAGTTCTGGAACATATTATCAATTCCCTGTTCGGTGTATGGACTAGGAACTATGTCGCATTTGATCTGAGCTTCCTCCAAGTCCTTGTTGGAGGATCTTAGTGCAAATATCGCTGCGGAGCAGAATACTGCCAGTTGTGCGGCAATGGATCTGTAGTCCTTGTCGCAGTCCTTGAGTCGTTCAACCTCATACTTGTATAGTGTTTCGTTTAAATTCATGAGTGTATAGTGTTTTGTTAATATTAATATTTATAAAATGGATTTGCTTTTTCCTTTTTGCGGTAGTCTCTAACTTCAGCCTGTAGGACTTGGTTGCTTTCTGACATTTGCTGTGCCAACTCCCTAGCCTCATCCCGTTCAAGTTCTGCTCTTGCTGCCATATCTACAGCACACTTCCATTTGTTCTCCCAACCCTCAATACTTTGACTTAGTTCCCTATTTTCAAATGTTAATCTCAATACCTCGTCTTGCGAATCTCGCAAACTTTGCCATGCGGCACTTAGTTTCTCCCGCGCCTCGTCACGCTGCATTTCCATATCTAACAATTTGCATTGAGTCTGAATTAATTCTATATGTGTTCGATGATGGAATTTGGTTTCCTCCTCCAAATGCTTCCGCGCCTCGTCTCGCTCGCGCAAAGCCACAGAAAGCGGAGTGCCGCAAGCGTGATTGGTTGCTCCCTCCAAATAGCGAATGCGATTTGCTTGACGATTAATCTTCTCCCGCGCCTCGTCGCGTTCGCGTTCCAGCCTAGCCAACTCACTTGTGGAGCGCAACTCCAGTTCAGTTAACCTGTCTGCCAGTTGCTTTGCGTCCAAGTAGTCTGTTATAATTTCGTTCATATATTTATAAAATGGGGTGTGAGGTTTTATGTAGTTACCTCACAGGGTCAAATGATAACCAGCCCACATAGTGGCCGCTACAATCCCTTAAAATTATTTATATGTTAAGTCCAAGTCCAAACATCAGTGATTTCTGGAAGTTCGTTATATACTGAACTTTCTGCAGCACAAGCTGTTTCGATTGCTAATTCCATTGCTTGTCGTGCAACCCAACATTGGTCACCTTCGTCTAGTAAATCGCTTGTCCATATCGCTGCTAATAGTCTTTGGTCAGAACATATTTCTGTAAATATTTTCTTCATTTGATCAACATATTCATTAGCCATGCAATTGCTAAGTTGTTTAATCAATTCTTCTTTTTTTGATTCTTTTTTTGTCATAATATTTATTTATGGTCAGCGTTTTTTCGGATGGTAGAAATAAAAAATGTGGCTGTGGTTTTTGGGGTCACAGCCAACCCCCTTTGCCCCTGCTGATCGGGAGTTCCCAACCTAGCGAGGAAATCCTGTTAACTGCGGGACTGACCTATGCAGAGTAAATAGGAAAGCAAATATCATAGGTCAAAAAGGAATGTCATCTCCATCGTCATCCTTGGCCCGTGCTGGAGCAGATTTGGCCTTTACAGGCTTTTTATCTCCAGTCTGTACATTCTTAGCATTACCAAGAATTGGAAGCTGCACACCATTCTCGCGATCTTCCTTTGAGATCGATTGTTTTACCATGTAGTCACCATAATCTGACTGAGAATCAATCAGGATGAGATCACAGAATAGTGCCTTCTCACCATTTTTGCGGGTGATTGCCTTGAAGCGTGTCTTGTCTAGTTTTGTTACGTCGATACTTAGTGTTATCATATTTTATTTACTTTTATGCGGCTTTTAATGGTTGCCGCTTACCAAGTCTGCATTTGTTTGCAGAAAGTGTTATGTTATGGTTAGTCGCTCCAGCAGTCGTAGCTGCCTTCGTAAACATATCCATTTTCGTCCCTCGTCTCGTTAAACGTGAACGATTGTCCGAACATATCGTGTGACCCACAAAGGGACTCGATGATTTCTTTGGATAGATAGGACTTCGACGTGATGCGGAATTTACCCCAGTCCCGTGTGCCGCTGGCATTTCTCGACTTGTCAGCCTCGACTGTGATTGTGTTGAGAGTTTTCATTTCAATAGTAGTTGAATGTGTTGCCTCCATAAACCTGATTGGGATTCCTGCGTGACCACTCAGCATGGAAATGATCTGCGTCAGATTGGATTCTCTCAGCCCTGTCAGCGAGATACTCTTCAGGGTCTTGGTGATTGCGGTTGACCCGTGGAGATTCGTCATCATCCTGCGGGTCGAAGTCTGGTAGTTGTTTCATTTGATTCGTTAGGTTTGGAGCGGGGATAGAACCCACTCCGAAAGTAATTATTCAGTTACATCGATGATATCGAGATTGTCGTTGTAATTCCAGATAAGTTTAAACCACGCTTTGTGGTCGGTGATATGTTTTGCATGGGACTGATCTACCTTGAAAGATTCTCCGTCGAAATAGAGTCCCGTGATTTTGTTTTTTGCAATGTAGTTGAAGTTTGTATTTTTCATTTGATGTTGTGTATTTATTTAGCTAACGGCACTACATATATGGTCAAAACTCAAAATCGTCAATGGGATTTTCTTCGATGTGTGCAAAATATTTATTGTAGATTTCTTTTGCCTTTTCGTATTTTTCCTGAGCGTCCGCAAACCTAGATTTCATGCGGGTCTGCCAGATTGCTGTTGCAGTATCGAGCAGAATGCAAGCCTCATCAAAGTGGTGATCAATGCTCATCGATTTGTTCAAAGCGAGAAATTTCTCCACGCATTTTTACAGGCACAAAAACGTCACGTTGACCACGTCGATTCTTGCCAATGTGGATGCGTGAAGTTGGTTGGGTTTCTGTCTTCTTCTTGAACGATGCAGCGTCCTTCTTCTTCTCGTCAGGATGAGAGATGAGAACCAAGAAATCAGTATGATGCGCGATTGCTCTAGATTCCCGTACTGCACCTTCATCGTTGAGTTGTGATGCCGTGATGATCGCTGAATTTGTCTTGAGGCCAGTCAACTTGAGTCTGCGTGATAGTTCACTGACTGCCTGTTCGCGATTATCGGCTGATGGCATTGTCACGATTTGAAGG